ATGCCAGTTGCCATGACAGTTCCGGACACAGACATGCCATTGCTTGTCGCCCGCAGGACAGTGACATCTCCCATTGTTATGGAAAGACCCCCAGACGAGACGATCTCCATGTTTCCACCAATCGTCTGCTTGATCGTGGACATCTCTCCGCTTTCATTGCTACGAAGGGTGATGGTCGGTTCCGAGTTAGAAAGGACCATTGACCGCATGGTCAAATCGCCAATCGCAATGTCTTCTGGAATGTGCCTGTGATTGGCGTTTGCCTTGGTATCAAGCGCCTCTCCAAGGCCGCCAACATCCGACATGGCGTGGATGTGGTGTCGAGAAGCCATCGCACCAATCGCAAACTGAAGGCCAACAACATCGTCCATGCCGTGCTGGTGTCGTTCCTTTGCCGCTCCGATCTGACTTGGCGTCAAGTTTCCCCATCGGGAGTCGTAATCGGAATCAGACTGCTTCACAAGCACCTGATTGCCGGTGCCTCCAACAGGCACACCGGGGCCAGTCTTTCCTTCCGATCCATCTCGGCCATCGCGACCGGAAGATCCGTCGCGGCCCTTGGCTGCGCACAGAATCCACCCGTCGCTCGGCGGAGGGCAATTGATGCTGATGACCTTTGACGCTGCCCAAGAGCATCCATCCGCAAGGACGATGTCATTGGTCATGTAGACGAAATCTGGGTTGTATTGGCCTCTAAATCGCATGGTCAGTTCGGATTCTGGACATAGCCATAATCAGGCCGCGTCCAATTGAGCGAGGTGGCTGGTCTGTTGGGTCGAATGCGTCCAAGATCGCGCTGAAGAATTCCGTCTTTGGTCTGCGCGGTAGCGAGTAGAGGACCGGCCTCGATCTCGGCAATCCGCTGAGACAGACCTTCGTCTTCGTATGCCTGAGCAAACGCCCGAACATAGGCGATGAACAGAGCATCGACATACTTCGGAATCGGAATCTGATAAGAGTCGGCGGCTCCGCTTGCAATTGTTACCCAGTTCGCTCGATAGCGAACCGCGATTGCATCCGTAACTGCTGCCGTGGGAGTCGGGTAGATATCAAGCCGAACTGCCGGAAGTGCATCGCCAGCGGCTGGTTCTGTGCGCGTGAAGCAGGCGTGGGTGACGCTTGGGCCAGTCATGGTCAGCCCAAGTTGACGCAATTGCTCCATGTGATCCGGAGTGACCATCTCAATCAGATAGCCAAGCGACTGCGTCGAAATGATCGACAGCAGTTCCTCGACATCGCTTGGAAGTGCCACATATGACTGGCTTGCCACCAGATTCATGTACTTCGTCGTGCGCTCTCGGAATCGCCACGGGCGGCAGAACAGGTGATTGCCAGCCTGATTCACAATCTCAGCAAGACGCTCTGCCCGAGTCTGATTCGGCGCAAGCGATGGATACCCGCCGACAGCGAGGATCGCGTGATTCTTGACTTCTGCGAAGGTAGGCATGGAAGTCCTCTGGTGGGCTTTCGCCCACCAGAGGTTCAGTTCAGTGTCAGTGTCACTGAGTCGTGCAGTCGATCGGGCCGTTGAACAGCAGGACATTGATCAGTCCAGCCGAACCAGCAGCCTTCGTCTCCAGCGCGATAGCGACGGTCGTGTCAGGCGAAGAACTTCCGCCCTCGTTCGTCAGTTGACCAGCAGTATCGCTGAGGAACAACTTCGATCCCAGCACCGCGTTGTTGGTGTCGGGATTGACATTGGCCTTGGCGATTCCGCCGAACTGAACATCGATCTCAGTACCCGCAGCGCCAGCCTGCGAGCCAAGACCGATCACGACACCCAGATAGCCAGCCTGCGAGTGAGTGCCATCGCCGGTAGCGGCGCCGTCGTTGCCATCGGCCAACTTGACGCACGAGAACGGAGAAAGACGCAGAGCGGCATCGTTGTCCGGAGCGGACGAGTACGCGGCGCTGGTGTGATCGAACGAAGTGATCACGACATCGCCAACCGCAACAGCACTGCTGTGGCGGTTCATGACCTTGGCAGTCGTGCCGTGAGGCTGAATGCCGATGGGTCCAGAGGTGGGAGCGAGAAACATGTGTGTGTTTCCTTTCTGTGTTGAGAGTAGGGGGTGGGACTAGCCCACCCCCCATTCGGTTCAGGCGAGGTTCAGAGGAGCGACGATGCCCATCCGCTGACGGCTGTTGCAGAACAGGTTCCACCAGCAGTCCACCACCTGCACATAGGTGAAGGGCTGATTCGGATGACGCATGACCTCGTGCTTCTCGAAGTAACGGCGAGCGTGATAGATCGGGGTCAGGTAGTTACCGTTGACCCAGAAGTAACGCGCGCCACTGTCGATGGTGTTGGAACTGCTCTCAACAGCACCGGCGGTGGTCGATGCCGCCGAAATGGCGCCATCGTGAGCCGTGCGAACGCTGCCACTGGAAACGCGCGGGAAGATCGCCGCCGTGTCAAGGTTGGAGCAGTACATCAGTTCGATGCCGCTGTACGCCGGAGCGTTGTAGGCAGCGTCCTGATACGACACGAGGGTGTCGTTGCTGGCGCGCAGCGCCTGCTTGTACTGGTTCAGACCAAGACGCGAGCAGAGAATCATCTGGCGCGACAGGCTGGGCTTCTCGAAGTACTCCTGACGGGTCGAGGGGGGCGTGAACTGCACCTTGAGGAACATGTCATCAAAGGCAGTGATCAGGCCACCGACTTCAGCACTGTAGGTCGTGCTGCCGTCCGTGATGCTCTCGATGCCATTCTTGGTCGAGAGTGCGAGGTTCGGGTCAGTCGCGCCGGGATCGTAGTACGAAATCTGGTTCGTCCAACGACGCTCGCCGCTGCTGCCGTTCGCCAGACCCATCACCGTGTTCCAGCCAAGCGGCATACCGCCGCGAAGGCCGTAGGGGTTGCTCAGGTCAGGAGCCTCGGTGATGAAAGCCGGGATGCTGAACGGCAACTTGCCGCCAGACGACTCCATCTCGCTGCTGTTGCCGAAGGTGGTGCGCCACAGGTCATCCTCAAAGCCATTGAGGAGACTCGTCCACATGCGCTGCTCCTTCGACCGCTTCAGGCGCTTGTACTGAGCCTTGACATAGTCGCGGCCAGCACCCTCGCCAGCGTTCAGTTCGACCTCGTGGTCAGTCCACGCCATGTGGTCGATGCTGAAACGCCAGTTGCAGGTGATCGTGTCAAGCACCTGCGCGTTGCGCCAGTTGAAGGTGTCGTTCGGGAGGTAGTGATCGTAGGTCGAGGAGTCATCAAACATGATGACATCCTTGATCGAGTTACCACCCTGAATTGTGGCCTCACTGGTCTTGTCCTTGAGGAGACGAGACAGTGCGTAAGTGTTCTTGACAGCCTCGTTGATGACAGCATCGGCGCTGGTCAGGTAGGTGGGACCAGTCGCATTCATGAAGTCATTGAAGGTCTGGATGGGAGTACCAGCCATGATTCAACTCACTTTCTGATGGATTGACGAGCCTCTAGCGGAGACTTACCGTCCATGATGGCGTCCAAGATTGCATCCTCAGCATCCGCCTGCGAGACAGGGCGCTCAACACGAGACACCTTGGTCGCAGCCGTTGGCTGAGTAGCCTTGCGGGCATTCTGCTTCTTGATTGGGCCAGCGAGGTTGGTATAAGCCTCTTCCGCCAGTTGCATCATCGTTTGATAAGAACCGGGTTTCGCCGTACCAAGTCGATTCATTTCTGCGACGATTGCATCCCGCTCTGGGGCTTTCTCGCCGTAGAGATGACGGAAAGCGGCATCGGCCACTTCCACCTGATACAGCAACGATTGCTGCTGAAAGTCCTGTTGGGCCTTCCGCAGTTCGGCAAGTTCCGACTCCATCTTCTTGATGGACTTGGGCTTGCTCTCAGGTTCGTCACCATCCGTCTGCTCGTCGTTCACAGACTCATTGGAATCGTCATCAGTCAGAGAGGGTTCGGCGTCTTCGCCGTCCTCGATGATGACATCATCGTCTTCGTCTGCTGTCTTGCTGGATGCTGCGACCTTCTTCTCCAACTCCTTCATCTTGTTCGCATAGCCATCGACATCCTTCTGACGCTTGGAAGCCTTGTCGGCCCATTCGGCAATAAGTTCGTCGCTGGCTGATGCGATCACAGACTCGGGAACGCCGTCTCGCTTGAGAACAGCGATAGCCTTCTCCCGCGCCGGGTTTGCCGGTGCAGGAGAAGGTGCGGCAGGCGCTTCCGACTTCTTCTCAACGGACTTCGGGGAGACGGAAGTCTCCTCGTTGCCGCCCAGAAGCCGATCGAGGATTGCATCCTCTTCGGCGTCGTTGGTGCTTGCCTGAACAGTCTCCGACGCCGCTTCCGGCGTCTCGACATCATCTTGGATATCGGGTTCACTCATCGTGTCCTAATCCTTTGCGTAACCGTGCATTGCGGCGATGTTGCGTTCATGTCGCCGCGACATGATGACGGGTTTCCCCTGCTTGTTCGTCGGGCATCCGGCAAGATTGCGCGGAAGCGCGTTGGACACATAGGGGTACTGGGATCGATTCGTGCCGGGATCGACCGTGAAGTCGCTCGCGACCCGAATCCATTCCTTCCCATCGATTGTGACGGTTGTTCCGATGCTCGGCGCTTCCTTCATGCTGAACATGAATTCCTGCACCTCGCCAGACTCGTCAATGAAAGGATATAGCGGCATATCTGGATTACAAACTGCCTCGCCGGAACCTACCGGCTGGCTGCGCTTGCGTCTCCTGCGATGACGGGGTGATGACACCAGATCGGGCTGCGGACGGCGGCGCGGCCTGCGCCTGCGCCATCTGCTGCTGCATCTTCTGTCCCGCATTGACATCGATCATGTCGCCAAGGTTCGGGATGTTCATGGCATCACCGACCAGACTCATCACATCCTTCCACTTCACATGCGGGGCCTGAATGACCGCCGCGCTCAGGTTTCCAACGATCTGAAGCACCTCAAGGGCGCGGCGCTGGACCATCTGCTCGCTGACCCGCTCCATGCTCATGGCCTCGATGTCCAGATCCAGATCCTCAAACGCGCCGACCATAGCCGCCGCGCTGAACACCGGCTCCGGGCTGGCGCCAAGCAGCGGGATTCCATCTGCGCCCAGCGGGAACTCGACCTTGGAATCGTGGAACATGTACCAAGCCACTGTCTTCAGGGCGTTGTTCACGCTCTCCTGAAACTGCCGCTTGATGTGTGCCATGCGCAGGCCAGCCGAAGACTCGGCCACAGCCACCTCGGTGGCGGTAGCAGACCCCTTCACATTGCCTCGCATGGCGTCATGGATGCCAGACACTCGGTCAAGTCGCTCCTGCGCCAACTGCGCATAGTTGACCTGCTGAGCAGTGATGCCGCCTACCTCGATCGGAACCACCTGTGATGCGTCGATGCCATCGGCAAGCACGACAAACAGATCGTTCTGATCGCGGATGTCCTGCGCCAACTTGGGGTTACGGCTATCAACGGCGATCAGCCGCTTGTAGGCGCTGGCGCCATAGCGCATGTTTCGCAGGTGGCTGTTCACATCGTCCATCTGCGGAATGATCGCGACGATGGGCGACAGGGGGTACGGATCGTCAGGCACCGTGTAGACGCCAAAGATCTCGTATGGGCCTGATCGCGGTCCCCAGTATGGGCGCGGCTTGCGCACGAAGCCCATGAAGGTTTCCTTCTCACCGGCGAACTGATGCTTCAGCACGGTGTAGATCGTGCCGTTGAACATGTTCATGCCGGTGGCGCCGTCGATCTCTTCGACCAGTTCCTCGCGCACTTCCGGCACCCAGACCTCGTAGATGACTACTTCGCCACGGTCAGGCACGGATCGGTCGCCGCGCGAGTCTTCGCGCAGTTCATCGACGCCGCTGTTCTCGGCAATCCGGTCGATGAGTTCCTTGTCCCACCCATCTTCCTCCTCCGACTGCTTGACCAGATCCTCCTTGTCCACGATGTAGCAGTGGCCCATGAAGCGGGCATCTTCGATGCTCGTGGCCGCAGGATCAACGAAAAACCTGTCAGGACTGATTCGATACAGTCGAGGTAGATAGGGATCGGCGTCATCGGAAGCACGGTAGCCCTTGCGTGGTTCATTCACCACCATGCCCACGCCAAAGCCAAGCAGCATGTCCGTGGCAATTCGCTCCAGCGTGGTGCGAATACGAGTCATCTTGCACCAGCGGTTCAGTGCCACCTGAAGCACACCGGCAGTCAAACCTTGCGTGATTGGTCGTGCGCTCTTGACGCGAACCTTGGGCGCATCATGCACGATTCGCGGCAGCACAAGCGCCACATACTCATGCACGAAGTTCTCCGGGTCATCCTCGCCCTGATCGAGATTCCTGAACGCTGGACCGTGGAACCTCTCGATGAGATGGCGCCACTGGGTCAGATGCGAGTCGCGGAAGTCCTCCGCGTTCTCGATCTCCGTCCTGATGGATGCGAGGTCGCCCTTGAGCATGGCTTACTTCTTGAAACCGCCGCCCTTGCCGCCGCCGTAACCGCCGCCCTTGCCGCCCTTGTCGTGACCATGAATGCCGCGACGGCTGCAAGCAGAGCAGGACTTTCCGCTCTTACCGGCTGACTTCTTCTTCTTTCCGTACATTCGATGCCTTCTTTCCGGAGTCGGTCTTCTGAATCCGCGCGACCATCGCACGGATCACTTCAGCGTCCTTGCCATCGGCAAAGAACACGCTGCCACTCGTCGTGTGGATGCTGATTCCGTCCTTGCGGTCCACGCAGTAGTGGATCGAACTCAGCGGGATCAGCCTGTCGGTTGCTCGGATCAGCACTTCTTGCCGCCCTTCTTCTTGCTCTTCTTCTTCACTTGCGACCCCCCTTCTTCTTCACTCGCGCCGGGAGTCGCTTGATGTTCTTGGTCTTCTTCGCCCACTTCTTCGCCGTCTTCGGCATCGTGGCGAACATGAAACGCTGCTGGGCCTTGCTCTTGAACGGCATCAGTAGGCCCGCTTCTTGCTGACCTTCTTGCCCGTCTTCTTCGCGTAAGCCTTGGCAGCAGCCTTGCCCTTCGCGGTGTACGGGAACTTCTTCTTGCCTACCTTGGGCATTAGCGCCACCCCTTCTTCATTGCGGCATACGCCTTCTTGGAAACCGTGGACTTCGACTTGGGACGGCTGATTCCAGCCTTCTTTCGACGATTGATGTTGCCAACCAGTGAGTTCTTGCGAGGCATTAGCAGCCCCACCTTTCTCGGGCAGCAAGCCCGCGATCACTACGCCATGACCGGCTCCTCGCACAGAACGACTTATGGCGAGGGTTGTCCTTGTCCTTCGTTGGAGCCTTCAACTTCGACCCCGTTGCGCGGTTGTACTTCGCCCGCCCCTTTGCCGTCAGCCCTGCGCCCCTC